ATTCTTTCACGTTGCCTCCACATTTTTACAATCAAATCTTGCCTTCTTTCTTTAAACTGTATAAAAAATAAGGGAGACCTATTTTAGATTCCCCTCATACCCTTTATTATTATACTGCTGTGATTATTATGTTACTGGATTGAGGTACAATTTGGATTAAATTGCATTTCAATCTGCCCCCTGTGCATCTTTATCCAGCAAAACCTGTACACCATCTTTTACTTCTTGGGGGACAATATCTGGTACGTTAGTGCGTTTATCAGCCTTGATTAGTTCGTAGTAAGTATCAATCATTTTTAAATTTAATTGATTCATTATGAGGCACTCCCTTCTAATTGCACTTTAATGGTTATCAACGTCTCATATAGGCTTGCTGCAACATCTAGTGCCGTCAATGTATTTTCTTGTGCTGTAGATAATTGAAGTTGTAACGTTTCAACTTTTGCAGGTGCTTCTTCAATCGCTTTTTTCTTTTGTTCTTCTAAAATGCGTTTTTGCTCTGCTTCTTGCTTTTCCAGATCAAGCTGTTGTTTTGTTTTCCAGTTTATCACTGCCATTTTAAATCACCACCCATTCAGGAAACTTTTCTTCTTCAGTGGCATCAGCGCCAATGTAGCTCAGTAAGGTCAAGGATAAAACACCTTCAGTGCGTTCAGCCTTCATAATTGGATTAACTGGTAATGTCGTTTCAATGTCAGTTAGTTCACCATCAGGGTTGCTTGAAAAATCAAAAGTATCTGATGCTATTTCATTCCAATTTTTTTGAAGTTCACCATCGATGATCTGTTCAGTTGGTTCTTGAAGTGATACTGTGATGATTTCATCATTGAATGTGTAAATTAGTTTGTTTTCGTTTCTTTGTGGACTGTATAATATTTTCATCTTATCATCCCCCCTTATTTCCACTTGCCAACCGCACATAAACTTACCTCATAATCTTTAGAGGTTTGTGATACTGCGGAAGTAGGATAGTACTGAAAGAGCGTGTTTGTGTTTAAATCACTGGTAGTAAATAGGTTTGCTATTGAGTAAGCACTAGATACTGAAGGTTTATCAATAAAATTTGCCGGAAAAACAAATGCTGCCACATTACCTTTGAACAAGCTACCGACTACATTACTAATATTTGCCCCAGTTATTATTTTTTTAGTTGTGCATATTTGTGTACCATCTTCAAATCTTATCCACTCACCGTTTGCGTTTGAACCCACTTCTCTGATACCACCAATATTTCTTTCAAATATTGAACCACCTTGCGTAGATAATAGTTCTGTACCATTTGGAACTGTTCCTGATTTAATAATTATGCCCCCATTAGTTACCAATGATCGGGCATTATCACCAGTGCAGTTATATATCGATACAATTGAACCCGCTGTAGCCAAAACTCCTTGGCCGTTTGGTGTACTAATATCTGAATTTACTATGCTACCAAAAGAGTGATCAGTACCAACTGCACTTGTTCCACTCACACCTGCACAAGTCAAAGAGCAATCTGAAACAGTAAAATTACTGGCAGTAAAGTTTACCGCATTTATTCCTACGCTTAAATATTGCATTGCAAATCTTGTTACACCTGTAACCCTGACCCCAAAAACGTTGTGATTAGTTTTGTGATTAGTAATACCTTTAAGGGTCACAGTTCCTCTTGATGAATGATAAGCTGTCTGAACAGAATTAATGAAAATAGTTCCACTATAGTCCCCGATAACGCTGATAGTTAAATCTGAGTTAATATACATAGGTATTCTTTTACTCAATTCTGTTGCAGTCTTTAATGCAGTTTGAGCTGTTTTCCCATCATTTGAATCATCGCCATTCACTTCATCAAGGTATAAATTTTGAGTCTGTAATTCTATTACATTTTTATCCCAAACTCTTAAATAATTCAAATCAAGTAAACCAGTCATAGCGTCCCCAGCTTTATTTACTGGAACATATCCCCTGACTGTATCGGCATCAAGCCCACTTCCCTCTCCATCAACTGTTCTTAGTTTGGTAAGAATAGAGCTTGCTGTTTGCCCACTATTCAGATTGCTAATGGAGTCAGAATTATATGCAACAGCTTGTGATATATTTCTGGGGTATAGAATATTAATATCTGTTAAAATATCATAATCACATGCTGTCGTTTCAAGCGCACCATCGCCAGTTTTAAGACTGCCTGTAAGTTCAATTCCGTATGACGGGAAGTCTTCTTGTTGAATTTGGATTGGAGTTGCTAGTGGGTAGATTATTTTAGTCCCGGCTAAATCTACTTGTGCTTCTGCTAAGGATGCGTAAGTACCTTTAGAAACTAAGACCCTAATTTGTTGACCACCAGCATCCGTGTAAAATTTTCCGCGGTTAGCGACATCATCAAAATTAGCGTTTAGCATATTACTATAACCATTTAACAATATATTGTTATCCGTGAGTGAAATAATTGAACTCATATCGCTAAATTTTGGAATATATACAATGTCATTGTTAACTCCGCTTAGATTATTTAAAAATGTGATATCATCACTCTGCAAAATATACTCTTTATTCCTCTTATTAGCCACAACCGACCCATTAATCAACTCAAAATCATTCTTAGTTAAATTCGGAACTTGTGATAATGCAAATTTAGACTCGTCTGTACAGTTAATTTGTAGCTTTGAACCGTTGTAAGGCTCATAAGATAAATTTTCTTTACTGAACATTATTTGACTATTAATATCAGTACTTAAAGCTCTAAACTTTACTTTTTTACAGTTTTCAGGAATTGTGACTTGAGTTGGATTTGGAGAAGAAATGCCTAAATATTTTTCTTTTATTGTATAAAACAATACATATTCTGCACCATAAACATATCTTATTGAATTGCTTTCAGTAGTTATAAAATTAACACTTCTTACGCGAGCTGTATCTGTTACGGGCAACCCAGTAGTTCCAGAAATTCCGCCAGCTTCTAGCAACCCATCAAACTCATTTATACCTCTACTCTCAATTGTAACTTTTGTTGTAGATTGCAATCCTTCAAAGTATCCACCTATTATTGCATTCATTTGGTCAGCTGTATATGATTCATAAGATGTCCCTGTTAGCGGGATTGCAAATACACCAACGTTACCGTCAACTTCTATAATAGTAGAAGGGTCTTGTGCTGTGATTTGCAGAGTACTACTTGTTTTATCTAGCCTATTAACAGCTATCACATCATACCAAGTATTTATGGTTGGATTTTGTATCACATTTTGGATAGAACCAGTAGTACCAATACCTAATGGCGATGCCATACCAGATATAAATCTAACTCTTGCTTTAAAAAATACAGGGTCTGTTCTGTATTTTATTCCTAATCCTGCGTATATTCTGTAGTTTAAAGATTTAGCAATCCCATCTGTTATTGTATCAACGTTCGTCCACCCAGTAGTACCATTAGTAAAATTACCATTAACCACAGCATTATAAAGCGTTGCACCACCAATGCTAGAAAGCTGTGAGATGCCTTTATAACTATCGGTTTTTGTGACAGACGTAGTGTCAGCACTTATAATTACCGTACCATAATCTGGCTTTCCAATTTCATTTTCTAAAGCAGTAGTTCTCTCCTCATGCTCTTCCATCTTTGCATCAATCACTGCATTATCTGCAACAAGATCTTCTCTCTTTAAATATTCATTTCCTGTCCATTGGTTCAAACCAATGAACGGTGTTTTATTTTCACTTGGCATTTCAATCACTCCTATTCTTTATACGCTTCAAATTCATCAAAAGTAAGCGCTAGCGCGTCCCATTCGTCCCATGTCATGGCATATCCATCGTGCTGGTCCCACGTCATATAACTGTACTCATACGAAAATAGCATATGCGCTGGTTTTACGCGGTTAATGGCTTGTGTCAGCCCCTCTAGGTTTGCAGGAATTCCTAAAGTGCCAATGAATTTAACAATAAAGCTATACATTTCAGGCCGCTCAATAATGGTAACTTCGCCACCGCTAAAGGCAGCAGCCATTGATTCAATCAAGCTTTTGGAAGCTGTTCCTGCACCTCTTAACCTTGATATGACCACTTCTCGCCTTGCTACATCAGATAGATTCTTCGTATTTGTTATCCCGAGAATCGTTTCCCAATAGGGTAAGGACCATGTGGCCTTAAACGGGATGCATTGTAGAAGAAAATCATCCAGCGTACGACCACATTTTTCGTTTTCAACCTCCCAGGCGTCTAATACCCCTTGATAAAGCATCGATTCTGTTAAAAACCGTGGCAATACATCTCTATACATAAGCCACCTCTGATAACATCAGTTTCTCAGTAATCAAAGAATCCACCTTTTCAAAGGCGCCATTCAAGAGCACTGTCCCTATGTCTTTAACCCCTTCTGTCCCTGCAATCACCATAATTACTTTAGATATATATAGGGATTCCTCTGGTAAAACTAAAGCTAAATGTGCAGTTAAATTTGCAAAAATATTTTCTTTAACCGTATCTTCATCCAGACCTGCTTCATCATCCAAAACAAGTCCCTCAATTTCAACATGCACGGGACTACTTTCAACTGATATCACCGTCACGGCTACATTAATGGGCCTATTTAATGCAATAACTTCAGCGACGTTGTCAATGACATATTGTGTTAATGGACTGCCACCGGGACCATAGCAAACCACTCTCACCGAACCAGGTCCATTAAAAGCAGGTTCTACCATTGCATTGCTAACACCTGCAACACTCATAGCCCACCTTCGATAGTCATCTTTACTACCAGAACCCGGCGGAGATTTAAGCCTGTCTTTTAGTCTTACACTGAGTTCTTCAAGGGTTTCATCATTCACACCACTGACGATAGCATCATGCGTTATACTGAAAATACCAGTGATACCGATAGGCATACGCAAGGTATTTGCCGCTGAATTGAAGGCATCGCCTCTTTCTATCGCCCTTACCTCAACAGAGGCAACGCCGTTACGATCAATAATACTTTCTGATAGTGTTCTAAATGCCTTATTGGTCGGTGTCAGAAGTAAGGTTTCTTTAGGGATAACAGTTCCCTCTGCACCTACAAACTGTACCGTCTGCATGGCATAATCTCCCTCTTTAAGTGTTAGACCATAAATCGCGGCGTAATCTATCGTTTGCGTATCCACCACTCTTAAAAAAAATACATCTAAGAGATACTGCATCATCATTTGCGTATCTGCGATATCAAGTGCCATAGCAGAGGCAATATTGGCTAAATCACTCCCTTCACCTTTTGCTATGTCGATTGCCATATTGTCAAGCAATCTCTTTTTTATAGTTTCTAATGTTTCAACTGTAATATTAGGCATAAATCGTCACCTCGCCATATGCTGTTTCAATTAGTGCTGTAAACGTCACTTTAGCACCCTCTTTTCTAAATTGATCAATGCTAACCTTGTTAATGTAAGGATTTACGCACAGCGCCTCTGATAACTGCTTCTCTAAAATTTTTTTGGTTACTTCAACTTGTCCAATCAGTGCTTCTATTTCGACACCATACTGCCAGTGAAATGCAGGGTACTTGTAGCGCTCTACATTGACGGCTTTATAGAGCCATACTTTAATTGCCTCTAGTCCTGATAAAATAACAAAATGATCATCGGCAACGACAAAGTCATTTTTGTCAAAATCCCACGCGTATTCCTTATAGAGAGGCAAACTTGATGTCGCTTGATTTAGATAAGGCATCATAGGCTCACCACTTTATCAATACAAATAAGACATTTGTCTTCAAGCGTACGTATTGGCACCACTAAAATACCATCACCTATATGAAAATTTCTCTCTAGCGTTGCCTGTAATTGCATATTGTATATTTCATGTGTATGTGAATCACTTGCAGACATATCAAGCGATTCCACCTCAGCAATGATTGTGCTCTCAAAAGAGAAAAAACTCTCTAAAAAATAGAGATCCTCATTGTCAAAATCAATGCTGTTAAACGTAATAATTAATGGTGCAAGTGATTTAATTATGCCAATACCCGGTGCATCAACATTGTTTTTTTCACCTTGTTTTCTCATCATCATTACCAGTCGTGAATACTCACTTTTCATTTAATCACCCTCAATACTTAATAAATTAACGTCCAACTGCATGGTATGCTGTGTTGAACTAAATTGATGTGTGTCTGATTCAATTAAAAAGCGCCCTATTTTACCAGAGCGCTTATCAAATATTCTAATGGTTTTCCCAGAAATGCATCTAATATCTCCAATGCATTCAATATGGTGATTTCGCTCAGCATTTACAAGTAACACTGAAGCTTTCATATCACCGTTGCTAACAGATACTACTCTCGGAAGACTCAGGCCATAAGCCGACTGAGCCGTTGTATTAACCGCATGTTCAATCACTTCACCTGCTTCCGTGATGAGAGTTGCTTCGATAATCACGTTTTCAATACTCTCCTCAGCATTTGCATTTAACACAAAGGCTTCTGCGTCAAAAATACTTTCAACAACGTGGTCACATGACTTAATGGTCGTAATACCATTGTCATAAATGATATTAATCTTTGTTTGAGTACGCGTCGCTTCCTCATCATAGGCATCTTTAATCACTTGATAAGCATTTGAACCCATGGCATAGATAGTTTGTCTATGCTCACAGGGTGCTAGCGAATGACATTTAATCTCAAATGCCTTAGCAATTTCATCAGTTACCTCAAGTGCTGTCATCTGTTTAAATTTTTTATTTATAGACGATTTTGTCAATCCAAAGAGTGGATCATACGCTTTTAGCTTCAACATACGGCTATTCTCATCAAAATCTGAGCGATAAACTTTGCCCTCAAAAATAATGACGTCTTCCTCTGTAAGCCTAAGCGTTATCCCTGGTTTAATGTAGTCAGAAATGTCATCTACATAAAGCGTTACATCGACAATCCTCGATGCTTGTTCAAAATCCCCTTGCCAAGTCACTTGCTTTACTGTCGTTGGAAGATTAGACTGATTAAAATATACTTTCATGGTATCACCAACTCTGCGCCTATTTGTAAAGCCCTAGGATTTGTAACATGATTTCTATCCGCTACTTCTCGCCACCTTGTGCCATCACCATAAAACTGTTTTGCAATCTTGATGAGTGTATCACCTTGCTTAACAATATAAATTTGCTCCTTTGGTATTTGCTTAACATCTCGATCATTGGCTAATCCTACGACCTCAACGGTGTCGAGGACTGCAGGATTCAAATTAATCTCTAGATTAACTTGCTCAACCAAACTTAAGCTATAGGCAATATCCCTTGCACCATCTGGTGGCTCTGTTGTAAAAGATTCTATACGACATTTAAACGTTAAATAATCTTCAAAATCCACCAGAATAATTGCATTTTCCTCTACCCACGTTTTCAGTATGCCGACATAAACCATGGGGTCTTCTATCGGCTTCACTTGGCAATAAGGCCTGTACTCAGAAGGGAAATGGGAAGAAATCTTCATTGAAATGAGCGCCCTTTTCCCGGGCAAATTAATTTCACCTTTGTTCAAAAGGTCTATTCTGGCATTTTTATTTGCATAAGTAATGCCAAGCTGATTGCCAGGAGGCGTCACTGGCAATACAAAGCTTATATCATCTTTGATAAATGTTATCTTCAAAATCACACCTCTCTTTATGCCATATTCATTGCTGCTTCAGCAATGCCATCGTTGAGCTGTCTTAAAATCTGCTCAGCATCTGCCGATTCCCTAATCACAATGGTATCAGCTAACTTATCAATAAACTTATGAAATACATTCGTATTTTGGCTATTGCTTTGTTTTCTATATATATTGGCTTCTTGTTTCGTTAGCACGCGCTCGTCTTTGTGGAGTTCTGCTATAAAACCGTCATAAGGTACGCGAGATAAACCCGTTTTTTCTGAGCCATCGATTTTTAATTTCTCGTCACCCGTTGCAGTTAGATTTTTCTTATCGTTACTCTCTTTGCCAGAAATCCAGTTAAATACTGCTTCATATCCCTTTGAAATAAGCTCCACGGCACCTTGAATACCCTCGAGGATTGGTTTAATGAAATCCCAGGTTTTCCCAATGATGTCCTCAATATAGGGAAAAGCCCATTCAAAACCTTCAACAAGAATACCTATGGCTGTTCCAATTGTACCGAGAACTGTCTCTACAATTGGAGCGACCACTTGAACGACTTCTTTAATCCCCTTAAATGCTTTTGATAAAACCTCTTTTAGAAAATCTCCCTTGGTGCCAATCCAGCTAAACTGCTAAGCCAAATTTTTCTTTAATGAGTGGCATATTTGAGGTGACAAATCCGACAAAGCTGCCAATTTTGCCAATTACAAAGCCTATCCCACTGCTAATGATCCCTGTGAACTGATCAATGGCAGGTCCATTGTCTATCATAAATGTGGTAACAGCTTCTAAAGCGGGTTTGATTTGTTCCACAATCCCAANNATTGCAATCATCCCCGAGGCTGATTGGGACATTTTTTCTGCTCCCCCCTCAAAGAATGGCGTCAGTTGGTTTTTAATAACGGCATCCACACCACCAGCAGTATCTATATCTTCAGGAGAAATTTTAAACCCGAACTCAGAGACGCCCTCTGTGNNAGCCATGGCTGAACCCGTATCACCACCTGCCATATTAATAGCCTTGTTACCTGCTGCAATGACATCACCCGTATCAAAACTTGTAGCATTGGCATTTTCTTTAAGGTTTGATACAAACGATGCTCTAAGTGCTTTCACCTGTTCTTTGTCCATGCCCTGATGGTTGTTGCTAATTGAATTTTCCATGATTATATTTTGATTATCTAATGCCATGCCAGAATTTATGGCGCCCTTTAGAAACTCAACACCCTTTTCAACTGGATTATCAATACCGATAGACGATTTCATTAACCCTACAAGTG